TTACCTTTCTTTTGGTATAAAAATTATCTTTCAATTCCTGATACGGAGTGGAATCAAATGGGTGAGCTTGTTATTAGATCTATCAATGACCTGAAGCATGCGAATGGGGCATCTGACGTTGTTACCATCAGTGTTTTTGCTTGGGCCGAGGATGTTGAATTGGCAATTTTGACATCTGTTGAACCGTCTACTCTTGTTCCACAGTCTGGTAATGAAAGTGAAGTGGATGAAGCAAATAAGACAGGTATGATATCCGGTCCTGCCACAGCAGTTGCCAAAGCTGCTGGAGCTTTGTCCACAATTCCCGGTATAAAGCCCTATGCTATGGCAACTGAGATGGGTGCTAATGCAGTAGCTAAAGTCGCCAAATCACTTGGGTATTGTAGGCCTACAGTGTCGAAGAATCCTGATCCCTATAAGCCCACAGTGATTTCAGATATGGCTTCAACTAATAATCCAGATGGTGCAAAGAAATTGGCAGTGGATTCACAACAGGAGTTAACAATTGATCCACGTATTGCTGGGATTGATGATGGTGACTGCTTATCAATTAAGGAAATAGCGAAAAGAGAATCGTATTTGACCACATTTAATTGGGCAATAGGTACAGCACCTGAAACTCTATTGTGGAATTCTAGGGTTACTCCAACACTATGGGCTGAAAATGCATTAACGCCTAAGGGTTACCATTTCCCTGCATGTTGTATGGCAGCTATACCATTTGAATACTGGACAGGTTCTATCAAGTTCAGATTTCAAATAGTGTGTAGTAGTTTCCATAAAGGACGATTGAAAGTTGTTTACGATCCGAATTTTCTGGCGACTAATGAGTATAATACAAATTACTTGCAAGTCATTGATATTGCGGATCAGACGGATTTCACTATAACTGTCGGAAATGGTCAAGAGCAATCTTTGCTTTACCATCATTACCCTGGTTTTGATTCTGTCACTCAGTTGTATGGAACAACTCCTTTTGCTGCTAAGGAAGCTGGAAACGGTGTTATTGGCTTGTATGTGGTTAATGAACTCACGACCCCAAATTCAACCGTGAACAATGATATCCAGATTAATGTTTACGTGAGTGCTGGTGACGATTTTGAGGTGTTTGTACCTGATGAGTACACGACTAGGGATTTTGTTTTTAAACCACAATCTGGTAAGGAAATTGTCCCTGAAAGTCAGAATACGCAGGAGCCTAGTGCCCCTCAACATGCTGAGTCCGAACAATTAGGTACTGGGTTAACCAATGATGAGAACCTGAATAAGGTATTTACTGGTGAATCCATTAAATCTTTTCGAACTTTACTCAAGCGTTATGTGTTGCATACTGGTTTGGGCGATGCTACAACTGGAACTCGCGTTATTGATTTACATTCGTCAATGTTTCCATATTTGCGTGGTAATGTCGCAGGAGCTGTTCATCAAACTGGTGGATTGGACCCTTACAATTATTGCAATACGATTCTTATGCATTGGGTTGTTAATGCTTTTCAAGGTTGGCGTGGATCTATCCGTTGGAAATCCATGCCATTAACCGGGTATGACAACATAACCCAGCAAGTGCAGAGGGTGCCTTATGGAACAGCTTGGTCTCTTTTGAATACTCCGGGAGCATCGTTTGGTAACATATCAGATGCGGCCTATCTTTCATTGGATCCAACATTTGCTGACCCAGGTGGAAATGGAATGGCATATACCAATTACCATGTTAATCCTGTATTGGAGTGGGAAAGTCCTTGGTATTCAAATTTGAGATTTTCACCAGGTAAGACTGAGGATTATACCACTACTTTGTTTGGTACAAGTCACGCAGAAGGTTGGGAATTAAATATCCATATTGATAATAAGGACGTATCGGATTGGTTGGGTTTATATTGTGCTGCTGGAGAGGATTTCCAAACTTATTTTTGGACTGGATTACCTCGCATGTATTATGAACCGACACCACCTACACCATAAGGGGATGGTGCGCCTCTGGGGCGCGGCTAAATGCCAGAGGTTTGAGCAGCCGATATAGAGAGCTTACTCCATAACAAGCAAGCATTTATGTGCTGTCCGTTAGGCGGACAAAGCCTTATCCCATAGGCTAGTATGGGTACAGATTGCTAATCTGGTGTAGACAAAACTGC